CACTACAACACGCAGAAGCCGCTCGACGCACTCAACCAACCCAAGCTCTACATTAGCGAGAACTGCCAGAACCTAATCTGGTGCATGAAGGAATGGACTGGCGCTGACGGCAACAAGGGCAGCAGCAAGGATTTTCCTGACCTCGTCCGCATGCTTGTGCTTTCCGGCTGCAACAACGTGGAAGGCGACATCCTGCGCCCGCGCGGAGGAGGCAGTTACTAATGGCCCCCAGCGGCACAGTTCCCCCACCCCCGCGCGCCCGCCCATGGCGAGGCCGCAGCAAGGAGCCGCCCAAGTGCGGCGTCTGTTCCAAGCAGCTTCGTATAGAAGACATCCATGGCGTGGACGAACAACTCGGCCCCATCTGCCGCGAGTGCGGCCCGCACGTCATAGCGGCCAACCAACTCATGTATCCCTTCTGGATATAAGGCGTCACAAATGACGAGTTACCCCACTTTCACCCGCACAAAACATCACAAATGACGAGTTAAGCAAGTCAATCGACTGCATTCGCCATTCAAGAACCCCGAACACAAACAGCTTAAAAATTATGCTATTCACGACAATCCGCAAACTGTTCACCAAAACCATCCCCATCGACCGCTATCCTGTTTCTGAAGACGAAGAGTTCGACTTCAAAGGCGCCCTCGCCTTCACCCGCGACCAAGCCCCGCCCTGCTGGCGAGCCGTCATGGTCGCCCTGCAAGACCGCATCGCGGACGGTGTGGCCTTGGCCAGCAACATGGCCACAGCCAAAGACCCCGGCCTCCTCGCCCACGCCAACGGCCAGCTCAATGCGCTGGTGGAATTGTGGGACTACTTGGAAGCCACCAGAGCCGAAGCGGCGAAGGTCCGGTAGGGGCGGCTGGCCCTAGCCGCCCGCTGCTTACTTTTTGCGCAACAGTCCAAGCGTGACTTGGTTCCCAGCCGCCAAAGTAAACATCCCGCGACACTAACCCAGTTAGTGTAAAGCCATGTTCCCGCTCGCACCCCTTCGGGTATAATCCGGCCGATTTCCCGGTATTTATCCCCGATCGGGAACCCTGTTATAGAAACAACCCCTTCTTTGTAACGCTGCAAGAAAGAAAAGCAGGGTTGTTGTGAGAGAAATGATCGTTATTCGAGGTTCTGTAAGAAAAACGATTCACTTTCCTGACACAAAAAGTAGGCACTATTCGTGTCAGCCGCCCCTGTCGCCGCTCGCCTGTATCAAAGTGCAATCACTTGTGCACAAGTGTATGCGATTCTATCCAAGTGTCGCCCCGAGACATAAGCGAAGTATCGCATAACGATACTTTCCCCCCTCTGGCTCCTAGCTCCCAGCTCCCCGCTCCACGCTCATGTATTGACACCGCACACATTGTGTGCTATGTGTGAGGATAGAGAGGCGTATCGCGCTTCACTCCGGTTCTAACGTCCCGGTTCCCCCCAGACGTTTGGCGCACCTCTTAGGGGTTTTATCCTATGGCGACAGACAATGTGGCCGCGACAGCGGCGGGAGCGGACGATGTAGTTTCTATGGCACTAGCCGAGCTGGGCGTTAAGCGTCAGCCCGAGGAAGCCAAAGACGAGTCCGCTGACAAGACGATCTCTGACAACACGGACACAACAGAGGAGCCAGAGGAGAAATCTGAGGATTCCGCTGAAGAAGTAGACACCGAGGAGGAGCCGGCGACTGAAGCCGATTCTGCCGAAGAACCCGAGGACAGCGAGGACGCCGCCGCAGAAGAACCTGCTGGCGAGGAGGTTACGAAGGACAAGGTTCAACGCAGGATTGATAAGCTCGTCGCCAAGCAGCGCGAGTCTGAAGAAAAGGCCCAAGCTGCCAGCGCCGAACTGGAGCAACTACGCACCGCCAAGGCGGACCTAGAAGCCCAGCTCAACCAGACCTCCCGCCCCGTTCTCACCCCGACCGCCGACAACCCGTTGGCCGATGTGGACAGTGACGAGGCCCTTCAACAGCGCATCCAGAATGCCCAAGCGGTTCGCCGGTGGGCACTTCAGAATACGGATGGCACCACGATCAAGCAGCCCGATGGCTCTGAGAAGTTCATCGAGGCAGCGGAGGTTAAGGACTACTTAGTCAAAGCTGACGACATCCTGACCATCCACGTTCCTGCTCGTAAGGAGTGGTTGGCCCAGCGTGAGCCGGCGGTGCAAGCCGCCAAGAGCATGTTCCCCGATATCTTCAAGGAGGGCAGCGCGCTCAACCAAGCCTACAAAGCCACGATCAAGCAGGCCCCCGATCTCCTCAAGATCCCCCAGCATGAATACTGGATCGGCCTCGCCCTCTACGGCGAGCAAGCCCTCATGGCCAAGCAGCAGACCGAAGCTGCCAAAGACAAGGCCAAGAAAACTGTGTCCGCGAAGAAAGAGAAAACCGTCACACCCGTCCAGCCCGTTAGCGCGCCCCGCTCTGCCACAAAAGGCAGCTCTACGGCTGCGAAAAATCGGTTCTTCAAATCAAGCGGGTCCATGTCGGACATCGAGGACTTGGTGGGGGAACTGATCGGATAAACCCAATCAATTAGAAAACTCACACAATATGTCACAAGGACTTGTTCATCCGGCCACCGGACTGCGCGAAGACTTGGCTGACGTGATCTCGGTCATCGACCAGAAAAACACGCCCGTCACTTCCCGCATCAAAGCCGGCTCGGATCTCACCAATGGCTCTGTCTTCTCTTGGCAGGCCGACAGCTATAACGACCCGTCGTTCGACGGTGTCCTCACCAATGCGGATGTCACCACGTTTGACGATCCCGCCAAAAACCGCGTCCTCCTTTCCGGCCGCGCCCAGAAGTTCCGCCGCTCCATCAAAGTCGACGACTTTGCCCAGAACGTCGATAACGTCGCTGGCGTCGGTAAGAAAAAAGAAATGGCTCGCGGCGTTTCCCGCGCCCTCATCGAACTGAAGCGCGACATGGAAAGCGCCTTCTGCTCCGACAACGACAGTCAGGAACAGAGCGGCACCAGCCCCTACAAAACTCGCGGTCTCGGCAAATGGATCGCGGCTTCTGGTGGTCAATCCGACCTCCCGGTTCCGGCCTCCTTTGCCACACCGTCCGCTTCGATCAACACGACTGCTACCGCCTCTCTCACCGAGAGCGATGTCGCCGCCGTTCTTCAGAGCGTCTACGAGCAGACCGGCACCATCGACACGATGGATCTGGTCACTGGCCCGAACCTCAAGAAGCGCTTCAGCGAGTTCACCCGCTACTCCAGCGGCAGCAACACCGCTCTGAGCACCCGTCAATACACCGCTTCGCTCAATGACCGCACGGTCATCAGCACGGTGGACACCTACATCGGCGACTTCGGCACGATCAATTTGGTGCCGACCTTGTTCAATGCGAAGGACGCAGCCGCTGCCGTTCAGTCGGCCCGTGGCTACCTCCTCAACATGGACATGTTGGAGTCCCGTTACGGCCGTCGCCCCCGCTTCCAAGAATTGGAAGACCAAGGTGGTGGACCGCGTGGCCTCGTTGATGCGATTGCCGCGTTGGTGTGCTGGAACCCGAAGGGCCTCGGCGAGTTCGCCGCGACTTCCTAGTAGCAACCTCAATTAAGGAATAATCGAAAACTATGAAAGTCTACGAACTGCCCGCAGAAACCAAAGCCGCCTTCGGCTACACCCACAAGGTCATCCTCGACCACAACGACCTGACCGACACCGATGACGCTCAGACCATCAACCTCATCCCTGTGGTTGCTGGCACGGCCGTCAAATCCGCCGCCACCCGCCTCGTCAGCGTGTTCGACAGCTCGGACGCCGCGACTATCACCACCACAGTGGAGATCGGTCACAACGACACCACGGCTGACCCGAACGCGTTCATCACCTCGCAAGAGCTGAACCCGAGCGGCACCGAAGTGTTCTACAAGGTCAACCCGTCCACCACGCCCCACGCCTTCTTGGAAGGCACGGTGGCCTCGCCCAAGTATATCCAAGCGGCTTTTGCCTGCACTTCGGGCGACAGCTTGGCCGATCACAACACCGGCGAACTTGAGGTCTTCCTTGAGATCGTTGACGTGAACGCGCTCTAAGCGTCTTAACACACTGTCGTCCGCTGCAAGGCGGACGGCAGCAGTTAGGATGTCAGACAATCTATGGTCAGAACTTGTCCTCGATCTCGGGGATGAGATGGCCGACGCGGTCAAGCAAGAGCTGATTGCCGGTTGGAACGCCGATGCCGTTCTTGCCGCCACTCGGCAACGCCAGATCGCCGAAGCCAGTGCGCGCATAGAGCAATGCGCCATCGAAGGCATCGGCCAGAAGGACATGAGCATAGACGCTGACGCTTATTGGTCTTGGGAAGCAGCGGAGCCGGGATGCTGGAAGGACAAAGCCTTCCGCGACTGGTTCAAGAAAAAGAACCCCGAGACTGTTGTGCCTTATACCCCCCGCAAAACCACTGTCCTCATCTAATGATTAAAGCACCCAAGCCAGAGGACATCACGGCGATGCTCTACGAGATCGACCAAGCGGACGCCGATGGCAGCCAATATGTTCAGCGCAAGCTGCGCAACTGGAACACCCGCTTTTGTATCTGGCCGGGGCAAAGCGAGGATGGCCGCAAGTGGTCTGGTGCCCAAGGCAAGCAGCCGTGGCCGTGGAGCGGAGCATCTGACGTAAGGGTGCGCTTG